GAGTGGCCGATCAACGCTGGCGGTGCGCCGGGCGCCACCGGCGCGCCTCCAGACGCCGAAACTGGCGCGGCACTCGCGGTTGCAGGTGGTCGGCCGGGTAGCACGACGACACGCGTACCGACCTGAACTCGGCCATATAGGGCCGCTCGCTTCTCGGCGAGCCGCAATTGCAGATGCCGATGCGATGCGAGGATGTCCGCTCGCGCCATTTCGCGGCAAGGATCGGATCGGCAAAGAGGTACGGGGCATCGATCTCGATCATTTCCTTGCCGGCGCCGAAGACGTGCGGCAGCGACGGAAGCGAGCAATGCAGGTCATATCGACGGAGCGAACGGCCCAACCGATAAAGCCCCGCCGGCGAGACCTGCGATTGCTCAAACAGCTCGTATAGCTCCGGCTGCACCTCAAGGATTGCATTCGGCGCGCGGGCGCGGACCCACTCAAAAAATCGCGCGAACATGATCATGTCACCGAAGCCCTGTTCGGCCCAGATCAGGACAGTTTTGTCCGTCGGCTGCCCGTCCCATCGCGGAACGTCGTGCTTTCTTTCGCCGCCAAACTGCGCGCGGCAGCGCGAGGAGAAGCGCAGTTCGAAGGCGCGCCAGCCTTCGGCCCACTTGCCGCGCTGGAGATCGTGCATCGATTTGATGAACAGCGTCGGCTTGTGCCCCGGATCGCGCCGCAGGTTTTCCTCGATGAATGGCGTCGGATCGCGCTGCATCAAATTACTGCAATGGGCGACCATGAGTCGCGCCATCAGATCGTCAGGGTTGCGCGCGACAATGGTTTCATAGCGCGCGATCTCGCGCGTGAACATTTGATCGTCGTCGCGAATGTCCATGACTTCATCAAGGTTCTCGACTTCGATGCCGCTTTCCTCCGGGACACAGACCATCATCCGAGAGACGACGCGGCCAAAGATGTTCTTCTTCTCGCCGCGATAGTTCTGCGGATTGAACAACGGCGGCTGATGCCAATAGAGCCGATAGCCCATGCCGGTGAGTTCGGCGATCAGCCGTTCCGAGTGTTCCTCGCGGTCATTCTCGCAATAGATGATCGGCCTGCAACGCGCGATCGTGGCGCGGGCGCCCATGAGCACCTGGCGCTCGTGGCCTTCCGCGTCGATCTTGATGAATTTGCAGCGCGAGAGATGCAGGCCGTCGATCGGCGTGCACGGCACGCGGCCGTTGCGCAGATCACTGACGGGCGCGCCACCGACCTCGACCCGGCCGAAATTCTTGTGGCCTAGCGAATCGAGCGGCGTGATCGCCAGACTGCCGTAGCCCGCGCTCGCCGCGCAGGCATGGACCTCGACGTAATCGAGGCCGTTGGCCGCGAGGTTGCGCCGGAGCAGGTCCGCATTCTGCGGGCAGGCCTCATAAACGATGACGCGGCCTTGCGGCCCGACCTTCTTCGCCATCGGGACCGTGAGCGCGCCGATGTTGGCGCCAACGTCGATCGCGACCTCGCCCGGCCGAAGGCACTTGTCGATCACGGTGACTTCCTCTTCGGAATATTCACCGTAGCGATCGAGCGAACGGCCGACGATTTCATCCTCGGCATAGACAAAAAAACGGCCGTGACGGCCGTCGATGACGCGAATGTCCATGGGCTTCCCGCTATTGATATTCGCCGCACCAATAGTCGGCGGTGGTGATCGCCGCCTGATGCACCAATTCGCTCGCGCCCGGTGCCTGAGCCGGCAATTGCCGCAGTGGAACCGGCGCGCGGGCGTGGCATTCGCCAAGGTTGCCCTCGACCGGCACCCAGAACCGGCACGTATCGCACGACCCCGTGGGCGGGGCCTTCGGGTCTTTTCCGGCCATGGACTTACCTCACGATGCTAAGCTTTGGTTTTTGATGCGGGCATACGCCATAGTGACCGCGAGCCCAGTTGCAGTTCATGCAGAGCGTTTGGTAGCCGGGAGGGAAGCCTTGATTGATCAGCAGAGGTAGAACGTCACGCCGACACGTTTTAGTCGCTCGCACTCGGCGCGCCCTCCACCATTGATATGATCAATCGTGAGGAACTGCATTTCCGACTCGCCACAGCAAACGCAAGCAATTCGACCTTTGCCATAGTGCGCAAAGACCTCGCAGCGAATTGCATGATGGCGCCGTGCATCATACCCTGGATTGCGCTCTCGCCATCGAGCCGTCGCGTGAATTCTGGCGCACGCGATAGAACAGTACACCTGTTTAGCTCGTCGCTGTTTGAATTGCTTCTCGCACGCTAAGCATGCGAGCATCGTTGCAGGCTTAAAATTCGAGTGGCCGTCATGTCCATATTTGGCGCGAAACCGTCGCAGGTTTGGCCGATTCCTGCAACGTTGCGAGCAGAAGACGTGATTCGGCCGGGAAGGTCGAAATAACTGACCGCATTCTTTGCATGGAGTTTGCTCTGGAAGTCCGTTGGGGCGTCGCCGTTCCAAGTACGACTTCGTTTATTGAGAAGGAATCCTAATATTAAATGTTCCCAAAGTGAACGTGTTGCCGGCGGTCACGACCTGGGTCGCGCTCAGCGAGCCGTGCGCGTGCAGGCGCGCGTTGGTCACGTCGACGGCGGCCCACCATGCGGCGGTGCCCGACGTGGTGATGGTGCCGTCGGTGACCTGCGTCGCCGCGACTTGGCGGCCGTTCGGGGTGCCGTTGATTGGCGCCGCAAACGAGCCGCCAGCACCGAAGGCCTTGCGCCCGAGCTGATTGGCGGCGCCCGCCGTTGTCAGCGAGTAGACCGTCGGCTCGCCGGAGCAGATGACCATATCGGAACCTTCGACATTGAGCTTGGTCAGCCCGTTGTCGAGCACGTAGTTTTCAATTGCAGGGCCGGCCATGATTTTCTCCTTTCAGGGCGTGGCTTTTCAGGGTGAAGACGCGCGTGAACGCGCTTTTGCTAACTCGATTGTTTCTTCGCGAAACAGCGTCGGCAGCGCGTCGGCGACCTCATGGGCGCGGCGCTCGGCGTCCTCCGGGGGGATCGCCATGCCGACCTTGTTGCGGCCCCGCATGATCGCGGCGGCAATGCGGGCGATGAAGTCTGCTCTGTTGATCAAAGTCCGGCGCGTCTAGAGCATGTCGATTTCGCCGAGGAAGAAGAACGCGTTCGGCGTGGCATAGGTATCAATCCCGGCGCCTCCCTGGGTTGGCGCTATTGCAAGCTGCCACGTGCCGGTCGGCGCCGCGATGTTGTAGCTCGCGCCGGGCTGGTACCACGATCTTGATTCCGCGACAGAGGTCTGTCGAATGCCATTCAAATATCCCGATGGCGCTGCAGGCTGGTTGGCCGCGGCTGAAATGTCGAAGATGACTACCAGTACGTCGTCAGAATCTATCGCAACTGGCGATGTAATCCAATCGCTGCCGCGAAATGCCATCCTGCGGTCATATTGGCTATTGGTGCTGACTAACTTCTCTGCTGACTGTCCGTAGCTGTAGAGCGGTGACCCAAAGCCAGAGGCGCCGTTGAAGGTGACTTCCTGCGGGACTGCCGTAGTGTTGTAATCGTGAGCCTGAATTCCAAACGATATGTGATCGATTTTGCACGAACTGGTCATAATGAATGAAAGCATTCGTCCCGCCGGCACCGGCGCGAGCGGCCTGACCTCCTGCCGAATCGAGCACCCCGCATAGGGAGCGATGGCGTTATTCGAGAATGGGAGTCCGCCGGTAGTGTTCGGAAACATCACTGGCGACGGCCACAGGACCGACGGCGTCACGCTCGGCGGCACATAGAGCGGTATCGTGTCGAGATGCGGCTTCGGTTTGAGCCCCGGCAGCATGTGCCCCCCTTTAAGGCGATGCGCGCACGCCCATGAACGCGGTGCTGATCCGCACCTCGGTCGGCGAGCGCACGTGATAATAGAGCGAGGTCACCCGGCCGCCGCCCGGATCGATCTGCGGAGCATAGCCGGAATCGAACGTGTAGCCTGTCGCATAGAGCAGCGACATGCCGCCGCTGCTCGGCTGCACAACATCGATGAATCCGTTCTGCCCGACCTTGGGATTGATCGGAAAGCCGAGCGTGCGGTTGGCCGTGATCGAAACCGTGAAATTAAATCCGGTCGAAAGATCGAGCGCGATCGTCGCCGCGTCGGCGAGCGTCACATAGGCGTGCGCGTCGAATGCCGCCTTCGGGGTGAGGAACTTCTGATCGATACCGGCGCGATAATCGGCCGCCGCCGCGCGCAGGGTCGGATCGGTCAGCGCCCAGGTAACTGTATTCGCTTGCGAAAGCGCGCCGAGCGAGAGCCCGGCGACAAGCCCCTGCACGAAGGCCGTGGTCGCGATCTGATTGGTGTTCACCGTGCCGGCCGGCGTCGGCGCCTGCGGCACCCCGCTAAAGACCGGGCTGAGCACCGTCGGCACCGTCGTCCTATCGACGTGAATCTGATAGTCGGGCTGGATGACGATGCCGTCGCCGGCGTAGTAGAGGCCGATCGCCGACAGCGGCGTGGGTTTGAGCAATTCGACCGTATAGGCTTCGAGCCGGATCGTTTCGCCGGCATTGGCGAGCTGCGCGGTCAGACACAGATCGACATCGTTGGCATCGGTATCGATCGCCGACGTGATGATCGGATTGGTTGATGATCCGAAGCCGGACAATTCGATCGGGTGGCCGACCTGACTGTTCGCGGCATCGCGGTTTTCAAGCTGGGTGTTGATGCGCAGCGCGGCGAGATTGGCGAGCGGGGTTTCCTGATGAAACACCGTGCCCGACATGCCGCCGAAGCGCACCCGCACGGTCTTGGCATTGGCGGAATTCGTCATCGACCAGAGCGTGGTGATCCGCAGCCGCCCGCTGGGACCCATCGTCGCTTTCGGGATGTGCACCGTCATCAGCGCGGTCTCGACCGTGCCGCCGGTCAGGACCCGCTGCATGGCGCTCGCCGAAAGCGTCGCAACGGTGGTATCACCGTTTGCTCCGCGCACGCCCTGCGGCCCCGGATTGCCCTGGAGTCCGGGCGGGCCCGCAATGCCCTGCACACCTGGTTTGCCGGCCGGCCCTTGCGACGGCAATTCGATGATGACCGGCACCGACGGATCGGGCGCATCCAATCTAAGGCGCGGCAGCCCTTGGGTGACGACAAGCCGCTCGGTCGTCATCGGCGCACGCTCCGCGCGCGCGTTTGTTGCTGCGCGCGCATTGATGTCGCGGCTGGATACGGCATCACGCCTACGGCGGTGCGCGAGGTGCCATCGACCACGGTGCAGGCAAGGTCGAAAACCCGCTCGGCGAAACCGTTGGCATCGGTGCGCAGCAAATCGGCAACATATTCGCCGGGCTCAAGCCGCGTCGCCTTGGCGATGCTGATCGTGATTTCGAACTGCCCGCCATAGGCGTTGGTGATAACGATGCCGCCGTCCGGATCGGTCGAGACCGAAACCAGCGCAGTCTGATCCTCCTCGACCTTGCGGATTTGCATGAGAAACGAAGACCCGGTGAGGTCGAGCGGCTGGATGTTGGGCGTAGCGCCGGCAACCGAGTAATCCGTGTAATCGATCTGATAAATCAGTGCGACCTTCCAATCCTCGTTCTTGGCGATATTCATCGTGCCGGAAAACCATGCGGGTCCTGGCATCGCCCATTCCTCACGATTAGTACATCAGGATACAGGCGCCGTTGCCGCCGGTCGCCATCGATTGCAAATAGTCGTCTGTGCCGTTCCATGGCTGGCCGTCATAGCCGCCGCGGCCATAGATGCCGTTGGCGATATTGACCGTGCCTCCGGTGCCGGTGCCGGGTTGTCCCGGCTGGAGACCGTCGCCGTATTCCGACGGCGCCGAAATTGGAATGCAGCCACGACCGCCAGTTGCCGAGCAAAGCACCGCGCCGCCAGCGACGCTGAACGACGACGAGCCGCCGTAGGCATTGCCCCACGCGGTTTGATCGAAATCCCATTCTTCGCCCGGGGTCACCGGTGGGGGACAGCCGGCGCCAATGACGACCCGCATCAGCGTTCCCGGCACGGTATTGAACCGGCCCTCGACATATCCGCCGTCGCCGCCTTTCATCGGCGGCCAATTCGTGCCCGGATAGCCGGGTCTGCGGTAAAAGAAATAACCGGGGCCGCCGCCAGCCCACAGCCGCCCCCACACGTGCTGCACACCGCCCGGCACCGTCCAATCGTAGGTGCCCGGCGCCATCCATGCGACGATGCCCTGAAACGCGTTGTAGACGTAGGTGTTGTAAGTCGTGCCTCCGGTAACGCCGCCGGACACTCCCGGCCCGCCCCCGGGCGGGATCGACGCGATCATCGCCGCCACGTTCGGCGTGAGTAGTTGAAACTCGGTATCGACGTAACAGAGCGTCGCGACGCCGGCCGCCCAAATGTCGCCCGGCGCCAGCGGCGAGCCGTCGATGCACACGATCGGCCGGAAGCCCGGGCCGCAATCGATCTGCGACGGCCCGGTGTTGGTATGCCCGACCTTGACGCGGACGATGAGGCCGTTGGTGTAACCGTCGAGCGCCGGATTGAAGGCGACGCTCAGGTTGTTCACCGTCCCCACGTCGATGACGTAATTGACCGCCTGAGATCGGATCGCCTTGAGCAACTGATAAAGATCGGCGGATGTCGGCGTGAAGCCCGACAGCGCGATCATGTGCACAAGCTCGCGCATCGGGTGTTCGAACGCCGCCGCCGGCGGGATCGAGCCGGCAAGCCCGATCGACGGATTCCCGTTCACGTAGGGGCAATCTCCCTCATGTACCTCTGGAGGGAGTCCATAGGGCTGCACATATTGCACGATTAGTTCCTCACGGAGTGCCCTGCATCGGGCCGCCAAGTCTCAGGTAGCTGAAGTCCATCACGATTGCGGTGTGTGCCGGCCTCCACCGATTAAGCAAACATTCCAAATCAGTCGCGAGCCCGATGCGCAGATGCGGATCGACGCCAGCCTGACCGGACGCGCAGCGAAACCACATCAATTTCGCTTGCCCCACGCGCACCGACCAATAGAAACGCATCTCCGGCGGCCCGATTTCCCAGCGGAAGTCGTAATTGTCGCCGGAGACCGGCGGCCGATCGCCGTCAACCGGGCCGCCAGTCGGATCGCCCGATGTCGGCACCCGGCCGCCCGGAAAGAACATCTCGCCGTACTCGTCGCGCGTGTCGCCGACGCGGGAGACACCGGCCATGAAGGGAGCCCATTCCTTGATCTCGTAAATGTCGTGGCCGACCCAGCGCATCGTATCGATGAAGAACTGCCGGCTTTGCGCGCCGAGCAGCGTCATCTTCATCACCAGCATTTTTTGCCGTTCGGCGACGGTCAGCGCCTCGGCGAAGCACGGATCGGGGAGCGCCCAGTTGCGCTCCCAATCGGGAAGCAATTCGACCGTGGCGCGCGGATCGCTTTCGCGCTCCAGGAGATCGGCGGCGCGGCTATCGACGAAGCCGAATATCTGCGCGAGGCCACGCACGACCTTCATGATGATGCGCCCCGCCTCGCGCGGCCACGCGGCGCCGACGGGCAGAAGATTGGCAAGCGCCTCGGCGTAATCGTCGCCGCTCCTTCGGACGTGACGATCGCCGGTATAGGTGATCGGCGGCGGGGCCGGCGGCGGCAGCGGTCCTATGGTGCGCGCATTAATCACCGGCGACGCGACAACCAAATCGACGGCGGTAAGAGAATTGACCGGCATTTTAGAGATACCGGACAGTGCCGAGCACCGGCAGATGCCCGGGCGAAGGCATCGGCGTGTTGCTAAACGTCATGTCGTGATGATCCTCGCCGGTGGCGACCGAGATCGCCTCGTCGACCCAGGAGGCGTAAATCTCCTGCCCCGGCGCCCCGCGCGCGAAGAGCATGGTTTGCAAGGAATTGACAATCGCCGCCCGCGTCGCCGCGTCATCGGTGACCAGATTGCTGATTCCGATATCGATCGGGTACGGAATCGGCGCGACCACCCAGAAGTCCTTGACGCATACCGGGCGCACAGTGTCGATGTAATCGGTCACCGCGATGATGTCGTCGTCGAGCGGAAAGCCGACATTGCTGGCGCGCAGCACGTCACACATGATGCGCACGGTGACCGTGCCGATGCCCATCTCGTTGGGCGCGCACCACGCGCGGGTGACGCCGGCGACGCGCAGCGCCCACATCTCGTAATCGGTCTTGTCGCCGCCCATCGGCGGCTCCTGGATGCGCTGCAGGACCCGCGCGCGCAGGTCGGCATCGCTTTCCTCGTCCGCCCCGCCGCTAAGCTCGACCACGGTCGCCTGACTGTCGACGCCGGCAACGCCGGGCGCGACCGCAAGCACTTCGCCGGGATCGAGATTGCCGGCCGCACCGCCGTCGAGCGCCATGATCGCGACCGGGGTCGGATCGGCGGCGAGAATGACTTCGTCAAGCGTGTCGTAACCGATCTGATTGCCGCCGGTGAGCCCGGTAGCCATCGGCACGATCGTCCCGACGGTGCCGGTCATCGTCACCGTGCCGGATGCAAACGTCGCGCCCTTCCTTCCCTTGGTGCCGTCGGCGTTGACGAGCCAGATTTGCCCGTGGCGATCGAGCCATTCCGTCTCGGCGGTATCGGGTAGTAACTGAAGCGCCAGCCAATCGATGTAGCGAAGCGTGAGATGCGCAAGCGCAGCCATGGCGTCGCTCATCACCCGCAGCACCGAGTTCGCGATCATCGCCGCGCCGGAGAGCGCGGTCGAGACGTTGTCGCGCGTCAGCTCGCGCACCGCGCGCAAGGTAGGAGTCTGCCAAGGCATTCATCAGGACTCCGGGATGTAGTAATTCGGCAACGCCGGGGCTTGCGCCTGTTCATCCCACATAAGCTGATAGAGAAGCTGGATCGCCGGCAGCGGGCCGCGATAGATCGTGACGTTCACGTCAATGCGGTCGCGCGCGGTGCGCTGCGCCACGACGTCGAAATCCGACGCGATGCTGTTGTCGATGAACGGTTTGATTGCCTCGCGGACATACTGCTCGGCGCGGGCGAGCGTCGCGCCTTCGTAAGCGGGCGCTTCGACGATCTTTGATCGTTTGAGCAGCCAGCAGCGAGTGCCGATCGGCCAGCCGCCCCAGATCGCATTGGCGTCAATGTCGCCCCACCAGCCGCGCCGATCGGTATCGTCGAGGCCGGGCAGAATATCGTCGGGCAATGCGAGGCGGTCGGTGCCGAGCGCGACGATGACGGCGGTCGCAAGCTCCTGCGTTTCGTCGAGCATGCTGAGGGGCGTCAAAAACCAATCGAGTGTTATTTCGAATGGTGTTCTGAATTGGACTATCCGAATGTCGGTCATTGCGACAAACAGACTCCGTCGGGCGGCGCGAATCCGGGATGGACGATTTTGTTCTCGGCGATCAGGTCTTCGCTGCGCGAGCCGTCGCCGTAGATTCGATTGGCGATCCAGAGCGTCGGCATCGCAGTCGGAAACGAATAGGGCACCACGCGCGGAAGCTGCCGGCCGCGTTGGGCGAGGTCGCGCACGGCGGCGGCGCGCAACGCGACGAGCAGCCGATAGCTCATCGGATCGGCATCGTCGGACACGGCTTCCTCGGCCGGCGCGAAGGCCGCCGCGATCCGGTTGAGCGCGCTCAAGGCATCGTCGCGCGAAACGAACGTCGTCGCCGCCGTAGCTTGCGCCATTTGCGACAGCGTCAATTCGATCGCCAGCGTCGCCACCGCGATTGCCGGCAGGTATTGCGGCGTCTCGGCGGTGACGGCCTTGTTCAGCGTTTCGAATGTGTCAAAGGTAGCGCTGCAGCGGGCCGCCAGCGTCCAGGCGTTGAGCGCGGCGGCGCCGAGCGTGCCATTGACGATCAGGTCCGCCTCGTTGGCGCGGATGGTACCGACGGCGCGGCGGAAGTCCCAGGCCGGCCTTCCGGTGACGGCGCCGGGCACGGTCTTGAGCAGGCCGTCGAGCACGCGGTCGAGCAAGGCAACGGCTTCGCTTACTTGCTGCGATTGCGTCGGCAGCGGCGTCCATGGTCCCCAGGCCGTATGGAAGTCGCCGGCCGGAATGTCGGGGGAGCCGACGACCAAATCCGTTGTCAGCATCCGGTCGCGGCCGGGCGTGCCAACGAAGACGCGACTGATCGTGAGCGGCGCCGCGATCAGCCCATGGACCTGGCCAAGGCTTGGCGCGTCGATGACCGGCGACCACGCCGGCAGGAACGCCCCGAGATTGGAAATCGCCTTGAGCGCGGGCGCGCCGATCGACGGCGACCCGACCGCGAAGCTCCCCTGGGCAATAATCCGCTGCAAGGGCGGCGCGCCGAACACCGGCGAGCCCACCGTAAGAGCCGTCGGGTGAAGGGTAACAGAAGCAAACGGTTCGACTTCGGCCATGCGCTACCGGACAAGCGAGGGGTGAACGAGCGCGCGCACCGGGACCCGCATCAATTGCGGCGTCGGCGTCGGCGCGGAGGATATCTTGCTGATAAGCCCGAAGATCGCCGCGCTGGCGCCGAGACTGGTAATTCCGAAGGCCGAAAGCGCCGGGGAAAGACCGGTCTTGAGTTCCTTGGTGAGGCCCGCCGTGGCCTCGCTCATCCCCTTGAACGTTTCCTGCGTCTGCTTCGCGCGCTTGGCGCTCTCATCCATCTTATCGAGGATTTCATTGAGCTGGCCCGCCATCTCGACGCGCAGTCGGGCGACCATCTCAAGAATGGCTTCGTTCGCCATCATTCCTCCGGAGGCGCGAGCTGCTCCAGCAGCTTGTTGGTCATCGCGACGTGACGGACGATTGCCGAGATCGGCTCGTTCAGAAATTCATTGGGGTGGCGACAATAGAACTTCGCCAGCTTGTAGCAGGCGAGAATCAATCCGTCGGCCTCTCGTCCGTCGCGAGGCGCACCGGTGCGAAAAAACGCGCGGCCAACTCAAACGCGATGATGGTCCAGTCCTTCGCCTTGAGCTGCTTGATCGTCGACGGCGGCACCTTGGCGAGCGCCACCATCTGGTTTTCCATCGCCGCCTCGTCCATGCTGAAATTGAGCCGGATCGGGTTGCCGTAGCGCACGATGTCGGCACCGGTCGGCTCGCGAAAGACGAGTTCGGTTATTTCCTCGCCGTGCGCCTTGATCGGATAACCAAGCTTGTGCCGGTATTCCAGCGTGACCACGCCGTTCACTTCGGTGGTATCATTCATTCTCGTCGCCCTTTTGCGTTTGATCGTCCGCAGTCCGCTCCTGATGCCGCGAAGCCGGAGCTTCCGACATGCGGCCGAGCCGCCGGCCAAGGCTGGGCCGCTTGGGACCGCCAACGTTGATGGTCACGTGCACGTCCCAATCGACGCGCGGCACTTAGATCTCTTCCATGCTCGTGCCTTCAAAGCGAATGCGCGAAAGACCCTCGCGGGTGTTGATTTCCGCCGGCCGGATGAAGGCGGCTTCCTTGAGCACGTAGGTGCGGCCATTGAGCAGTTCCGCCGTGATCGTCGAGTTGGTGATCTGCTCAAGGGTCTCGAAGGCGATGTCCGGCGTCGTCGAGATGTCGGCTTCCATGAACGGCACGCGCGGAATCTCGGTATAGCCATGGATATAATCCTGCCCGGCGACCATCGTCCGCTCGACCGCCGACGGCGAGACGGTGAAGTTGCCGCGAAGGGGGTACTGACTGCCGTCTATTTTTAAGAAAGCAGTCCCGCCGATCTTGACCGCCATGTGCGTTCTCCTAATCGTTCCAGGTAGGCGCGAAACTCATCAGGCGTCTTATCGCGCTTGCGACAGTTACAAGTCGCGCAGGATGCCACGATGTTGTCAGGCCAATTTGACCCGCCTCGTGAAAGCGGGACATAGCCACTTGCCTTGCGATATGCCGCATGAGCCGCCACGAAGATCGCGGTCAGGCATCAGCGGATTTTCGGATTGTCGAGATCAGCGCGCCCGACCGGCGCCGCCGGCGAGGTCGACGCGACGAACACCGGAATGCCACGGCAGGCCATCGCGCATCGCGCGCGGCACAATGCGCAGCGTGAGCCATTCCTGCCCCCAGACCGCGAACGGCGCGGGCGAGGCCGGGGGCGCGCCGAGCGTCACCCGGGCGCCCGGAATGCCGCGCGCCAGCGCATTCATCAGGCGAAAGGTCTTGAAGCGGCGCTCCGGCGTGACGCAGAGCCAGAAGGGGAAGTGCAGCTCTCCTCCGAGTGTGGTTCCATTCGCTGCAATGCAGCAAAATTCGACACTAATCGGGCAT